AGAAAAGATCATTAATATCTGCTGCTAGATGGATTGATACTTTAGTTTTTTATGGAGATAGATGTGATGATGGACAAGCATTAAAGTTTCCGAGAAATAATTATCAAGTAGATGGTGTTGAATTAGCTTGTTCTAAAATTCCTGAAGGAATTAAATATGCACAATATGAATTAGCTAGAGCCTTAGCAAATGATACTGATGCTATTACAGGAACTACTGGTAAAGATGGTAATTTTTCTGAAGTGCAGTTGGGAGATTTGCAAGTAAAATACAATACTGATAGTCAGGGAACAGGATCTATAAATAATATTCTTGATGTTTACCCGTGGCTACAAAGTTATCTTGGAGCATATATGCTTGGCGGTGCTGGTAGTTTTCAGATGAGGGTAGTTAGAGGATAATGGCAGGGCAGTTAGATTCACTATTTAAAAACGCAGCTAAAAGTGTTGTATCTCAATTAGGTGCATCACAGGATTACAGTATTACTTATACAAAAAAAGCATCTCCTTCTTACAACACTTCTACAGGAGCTTTGACTACAACTGATACTAGCTATAGTATTAAAGTTCCAATATCGTTTATTAGATCAGAGGAAGAAACTGGTCAAGAAATGAGACAGGCAAAATTATATATAACACCAGATCAGATAGGAGATAATCAAGTTGATATGGACGATGAAATTACATTAAGTTATGCTGGTTCAAATAGAGTTGCACAGATAGTTAATATTGACACAAAAAGAGGCGGACAAGTTTATCTGTTTACTGTTTTGGTGCGGTTCTAATGGCAGTAAGACGTTTAAGAGATTTACCAAAAGATTTAGATAAAAAAATTAGTAGAGATTTTAATAATCTGATAAAAGATGTTCATAGTGAATTAACAAGTGAACAAAATATGCCAGTATGGACAGGATTTTTTGCTTCTAGCTGGAAAGCATCGAATACTCCTGTTCAAGCAGATCAAGATATAATGAGTCATCAACCCTGGGCATCAATAAAGCAGGAAGTTTTTGAAAAATTTAAATTAACAAAAGTTAGCACTAGACCAGACGCTCCAGTAGTTGAACCTAGATTTCCTGTAGGAGAAGGTGAAAGAATATTTAATTATAGAAAAGCAGTTTGGATTGGAAATAGAGCTAACTATTCTCAATATGTTTTAGAAAGTGGAGAGATTCAAAATTTTGTTCAAGGTCAACTAGGTCGTTTAATAAAAGAAAATATGTCAGATAAAGGTAAGATATTTATAGGAGGAAAAGTATCTGACAAGACATCAGGTACTATATACACAGGATTTGAAGCATGACCTTAGTAAATACTAGAGCAGCATTTGAAAAAGCAGTTACAGATGCAGTTGCAGCAGCAGATAATACTGTTGAGATGGTGTATGACAATGTTCATTTTGTAACTCCAGGAAAAAGTAAAAAATATATTTTGATGAGTGTAAATTTTACACAATCAACTTTACAAAATCAGGGAGCAGCTTCAGATTATTACGCTGGTGTTATTCAATGTAATGTTTACGTTCCAAAATCAAAAGGAACTTCTGTTTTATCTGCGATAGGAGAAGCTGTTATTGATGGGCTGACTTCAGTAAATGCTTCTAATTACACCGATACTTTTAGTTGTAAACCTAGAGTATTAGATATAAATGGCCCAACTCCATTGGAAATAGAGGATAGAAGTCATTTCATTGGGATAATATCTTGTCAATTTTCAGCAAACGCCTAGTATAATAGAATAGCAATCTAATAAATTTATGGAAGCGATTGAACTGCTCAAGAACAAATTTGGTGTAAGCCAGAAATATTTGTATGAATTAAAAGATGGAGAAGAAACAATTTTAGAAATTTACTGGAATCCATTAACTATTGCAGAAAGAGAAACGATTGTTGCAAAGTCTGGAGATTCAGGAACTAATGATGATTTTGCTTTGAATCTTATGATTACAAAAGCGTTAGATAAAGATGGTAAAAGGTTGTTTCAAGATGGTCACAAAGCATCATTAAGAAGAGAAGTAAATGCAGCTACTTTGCAGGATATTCAACTTGCAATGTTGAACTCTGGTTCTGAATATAAATTGGAGGAAGCGAAGGCAGATTTAAAAAGCTAGAAACGATTGGTTTTTTATGTTTTTCTTAGCATCAGAGTTAGGAATGACAATTCAAGAACTTACCAGTAAATTAACGCAGGAAGAATATGTAAACTGGCTTGCTTACTACGAGCTAAAAAAAGAATATGAAGAGAAAGTTTATGAAGATGCAAAAAATAAATCACGAGCAAGAAAACGCTAAAAGCGGTACACTAAAATAAAGTTTTGTTTTTGCTGTGGCCGATTACGGTGTAAATATAAATTTAAGAGTAAAAGGTCAGTCTGGTCTTGATAGGTTAAAGACAAAAGTAAAAGAATTATCTGCAAGTATAGATAAGATTCGTGGAATAGATATAATGAACCCTCGTAATGTTGGGGGTAAAGCAGGAAAAAGTTTTCGTAGAGAGATTAAAAAATATAGACAAGATATGGACAGTCTTGTTCAAGCTGTCAATAAATCTACAGGAGCTTTTGGTAAAACTGCTAACCAACAAATAGCAGCAGCAGACGCTTTAGAAGAATATGCAAATGGTTTAAAAATTGGCACTAAAGAACATAAATTAGCATTAGCAGCATCAAATAAACAATCTCAAGCAATAGGTCGAGAAACAACTCAGATAATAAAAAACACCAAAGCACAAGTTAGAAATAATAAAGTACAAGCTCAAGCAACTAGATTAGATAAATTTAATAACAGAAGTAATAAAGCAGCACTTACAAGTGGAGCAATTTCTGGTGCGTTTCCTTTATTGTTTGGACAAGGAATAGCTGGAGGTATTGCTGGTTTTGGTGGTGGCTTTTTAGGAACAAAATTTGGTGGTCAGATGGGAGGCTTTGCAGGAGGTCTTGTTGCAACCGCAGGATTGCAAATGGTCACTAATCTTAGAGATGGCATGGTTGAGTTGGGAGATGCTCTTAGTCCTGCTAATGCAAATATAGATCAAAGTATTGAAAAATTAAAAATTATAAATAGTTCTAGAGCAGCAGAGATAAAATTAATAGAACAACTAGAAGGAAAACAAGCTGCTTTAGCTGCAATTACAAAAGAAACAGCAAAAGTTGTTGGCAATGATGGAGTAAGAGCATTAAGAGAATTTGCTGAAACGATGAAACTTATATCAGGAGGAATGGCTGCTTCGTTCCTAAAAATTCAAGCAGGGTTAGCTGATATTTTAAACAAAGTGTTTCAACGTGCAGGAGGAGATTTAGCTATTGCGAAATCACAATTAGGAAGTGATAATCCTTTAGTACAAGCGTTAGCTCGAAATAGACAAGCAGAGGCGAATCTAGATAGACCTGTAACAGTAGATGGCTTTCAGACTAACTTCCTTATGACCGAACAAGGTAGAGCCGAAGCAAAAAGATTAGAGCTAGATAGAAGAATTTTAGAAAGTAATATAAAAATACGAGCAGAAAAAGAAGCAGGAATGAGAATAGATAAGGAAATAGGAGCACAACATCAGCAATTAAAAGCAACTACTTTTGCACAGTTTGAAATGGAACAAAAAATATTAGAACTTAGAAGAAGTGGGTTGAATCCTGCATTAGCTAAACAAGTAGCACTATTTGAAATGTCAGCTAAAAATGTGCAAACAGGGCTTGAAAATGAATTAGCTTCAGTTACTCAAATTCTTGAAACAGAAAAAGCATCTTCAGCAACATATACTGATAAAATAATGCTTTTAGAAATAAGAAAACAAAGTTTAGAAGATCAGCTAAAAACAAATAAAAAATTACTTGAAACAGATAAAGACAGAATTATACAAGCTGATAAGTTAAGACAGGCACAAGCAAAAATAGATTCATTATATGCGAGTATTGCATCAACAGTAGAGACAGGTTTAGTTGATGCAATAGACGGAGCAATAAATGGTACTAAAACTCTTGGAGATGTTGCTCGTAGTGTATTTGGAGAGATACAAAGATCATTAATTAGGTTTGGTGTAAACGCATTTTTAGGTAGTTTATTCCCAGGTTCTAGTTTCTTTAGAGCTAATGGTGGAACTGTTAGCAAAGGAAAAAGTTATATGGTTGGAGAACGTGGTGCAGAAATGTTCGTACCAAATACAGGTGGTCGTATAGTTCCTAATTCTGATCTTGGTGGTTCAACTAATATAGTAGTCAACGTAGATGCTTCTGGCTCTTCTGTTGAAGGAAATGAAGGAGATGGAAGAGAGCTTGGCCGACTTATCTCAGTTGCAGTACAATCTGAAATAATACAGCAACAAAGACCAGGAGGATTACTTGCATAATGGCTACGTTTCCTTCAATAAAACCTACATACGGGCAACAGAAAAGATCCGCACCAAATACTAGAACAATTCGTTTTGCTGATGGGTTTGAACATAGAATAGTTTTTGGATTAGCAGAACATCAAAATCCAAAAGTTTATAATTTTACATTTGAAGTTTCTGAAACGCAAGCAGATGAAATAGAAACCTTCCTTGATGCCCGTGCAAACGATAGTGATAGCTTTGATTTTACTGCACCTGGAGAAGCTGCTGCACAGAAATTTGTTTGCGAAACTTGGTCGAAATCTATACCATATAACAATAGGGCAACGATCCAAACAACATTTAGAGAAGTATTTGAACCATGAGTACTGCTCCGATTATTACTGATCTACAAAAGATCAATCCTTCAGCAATAATTGAACTTTTCAGTATTACAACTGAAGCTGCATTGCATGGATCAACAGCTACTTATAGATTTCATGCTGGTACAAATAGAGTAGGAAATGGAGATATTATTTGGGCTGGTAATACTTATGTAAAAATGCCAATACAGGCAGAAGGTTTTGCATTTAGAAAAGGCCAACTACCTAGACCAATTTTAAGAGTAAGTAATGCTCTTGGAACTATTACTGCTATTTTGTTAAATGTAAACTCTACAACTACAGGAAATGATTTAACAGGAGCTACAGTTACAAGAATTAGAACTTTAGCTAGATATTTAGATTCAGTAAATTTTCCAGGGAATACTAATCCATTAGGAACACCAGATCCTACAGCAGAGTTTCCTCAAGAAATATATAAAATTGATAGAAAATCAACAGAAAACAGAGAAATAGTTGAGTTTGAATTAGCTGCTGTATTTGATCTTGCTGGTATAAGAGCACCAAAAAGACAATGTACTAGGACAGAATTTCCTTCGATTGGTACGTTTATAGCATGAATTGGAAAGAAGAAGCACTTGTTCATGCGAAAGACCAAGATCCAAAAGAATCTTGTGGTCTGTTATTAAATATTCGAGGAAAAGAAAGATACTATCCTTGTCGTAATCTTTCAATGACAGATCATCAATGTTTTATTATCGACCCAGAAGATTATGTGAAAGCAGATAATACTGGAGAAATAACTGCTGTTGTTCATAGTCACCCTGTAACACCACCTACACCTAGTCAGGCAGATCAGATAAGTTGTGAACAAAGTAATCTTCCGTGGCATATTGTTAATCCAAAAACAGAACAATGGGGATATTGTGAACCTTGTGGATATAAACCACCCTTACTTGGCCGCCCGTGGGTATGGGGAGTAACTGATTGTTGGAGTTTAGTAAAAGATTGGTATAAAGAAGAAAAGAATATTGAATTGAAAGATTGGGATAGACCAACAACTCCAGAGGAGTTTATATTGAATCCGATGTTTGAAAGTTGTGCTTGGAGAACTGGTTTTAGAGAACTTAGACCAGATGAAAAAACAATGAATGGCGATGCACTATTGATGTCTATTGGATCTGCTGGTTTAAATCATGTAGCTATTTTTTTAGATGGAGATGTTTTACATCATTTAACCGATAGACTATCTTGTAGAGAGCCCTACTCTCAATGGTTATTAAAATGCACAGGAAGGAGGTATCGTTATGTTGCGTAAGTTAAAATTATATGGTGAGCTTGCAGAGTTTATAGGGCATAAAGAATTTGAAATACAGGTAGATAGTCTTTCAAAAGCAGTTAGTTTTCTTATAAATAATTTTCCGCAAATAGAAAAATATATGAATCCTCAATATTATCAGGTAAAAGTTGGTAATTATGCTGTAAATGAAGAAGAGATACACCACCCAATAGGACAGGAAGATATACATATCGTTCCTGTAATATCTGGTGCTGGTGGCAGTACAGGAAAAATATTATTAGGTGCTGCGTTAATTGGTGCTTCATTCTTTTTCCCAGGTGCAGGATTGTTTGGAACATACGGGCCAGGGATGACTCCTGCGGTTATTGCTGGTAAAGGTGCTTTTGCAACAAAATTTGGTACAGCAATTAGTGCTTTAGGTGGTGCTTTAGTATTATCAGGTGTAAGTGATATGTTATTTCCTGTTCCCAAGCCAAAAGAATTTAAGTCAGAACAAGATCCACAATTATCATTCAGTTTTTCTGGAACGCAAAATACATCAAGAGCAGGCACTCCCGTTCCAATAGTTTATGGAGAAATAATTACAGGATCAGTTGTTATAAGTGGTGCTGTTGATACTCAACAGGTACAAGCATGACGAAACCTAAAATTATCAGAGGATCAGGTTCTCCCTCTCCTCCTACCCCACCCCAACCGACCAGAGCACCTGATACTTTACACAGTAGGCAGTTTGCTACTTTTCTTGATCTTATTTCTGAAGGAGAGATCGAAGGCTTTGCCTCCGCATCAAAAGAAGGTAGGACTCAAGGAACTACCGCATATAATAACGCTGCATTGAAAGATGTATTTCTTAACGATACTCCTGTTTTAAAATCAACTGCTGATTCAACTAATCCAGCTACAACTGACTTTAACTTTCAAGATGTAACATTTAATCCTAGATTTGGAACGTCAGGCCAAACAAAAGTTGAGGGTATTGAAAGTAGTTCTTCTGTTACAGCAGTAGGTATAACAGTTACTCAATCTTCTCCTGTTACAAGACAGATAACAAATTCAAATGTTGATGCCGTAAACGTAACTATAACCTTTCCACAACTACAAAGAGCAACAGAACAGGGAGACTTACTAGGTTCTTCTGTCCAGTTAAAAATAGCAGTTCAATATAACTCTGGTGGTTTTACTGATGTTGTTGATGACACTGTTACGGGTCGAACTGCCGATGCGTACCAAAGAGATTACAGAGTAAATCTTACAGGTGCTTTTCCTGTTGATATTAGAGTCACAAGAGTAACAGCAGATAGTACAGATTCAAGTCTTATAGATGCTTTTACATGGACAAGTTTTGGAGAAATTATTGATGATGCTTCAACTTATCCCAATAGTGCCTATGCTTCTGTTCGATTGGATTCTATGCAGTTTCAATCAATACCAACTAGAAAATATCGTATTAGAGGAATAAAAGTAAGGATTCCTGGTGCTGGTGCTAGTGGATCTGGCACTCCTACAGTTGATGCTAATACTGGTCGAATTATTTATCCTGATGGGTATATTTTCAATGGTGTCATGGGTGCTGCTCAATGGTGCTCGTGCCCAAGCATGGTGCTACTGGACTTACTTTTGGACACACGCTATGGATTTGGCAATCATATAACTGAAAGTTCTCTTGATCTTTTCTCTTTTGTTACTGCTAGTAAATTTGCAAATACGTTGGTATCAGATGGTTTTGGAGGACAGGAAGCTAGATTTAGTTGTAATGTAAATATTCAATCTTCAAGTGAAGCCTTTGATCTAATAAATGAATTAGCAGGAGTTATGAGATGTATGCCAATATGGTCTGCTGGTAGTATTCAACTTGCACAAGATAGTCCAAAAGATGCAAGTTATTTATTTAACCTTGCCAATGTAACTGAAGAAGGCTTCAGTTATTCGGGAAGTGGATTAAAAACAAGAAATACTGTTATATCTGTTTCTTACTTCAATATGGATAGTAGAGAAATAGATTATGAAGTTTATGAAGATACTGCTTCGATAGCTAAGTTTGGAGTAATTATTAAGCAGGTAAAAGGATTTGCCTGTACATCAAGAGGACAAGCTAGAAGATTAGCAAAAGCTATTTTATTTGCTGAACAAAACGAAAGTGAGATAGTTGCATTTGCAACTTCTATAGATTCTGGTGTTGTTGTAAGACCTGGTGCTGTTATTGATATTGCTGATCCTGTTCGTTCTGGTGTTCGTAGAGGAGGAAGAGTTACTGCTGCAACAACGACCCAAATAACTGTAGATGATACTACTGCAACAGATTTACCTACATCAAACAATCCAACATTAAGTGTGGTTTTACCAAATGGAACTGTAGAAACAAAAACTGTACAATCTATATCTGGTGCAGTAATTACAGTTTCTTCTGCCTATTCTGCAACTCCAAATGTAAATACTGTTTGGCTTTTACAGAATGATACAGTTCAAGCTCAAAAATTTAGAGTGATAACAGTAGAAGAATCTGATGGTATAAATTATGCGATTACTGCTTTATCTTATGTAAATGCTAAATATGCCTTTATTGAAGATGGTGCAAGTTTACCAACTAGAACAGTATCTATATTAAATCTTCCAAAAGATCCTCCATCTGCACTACAGGCTGAAGAAAAGATTGTTGTTATCAATAACCAAGCTGTATCTAAATTAATCCTTAGTTGGCAACCTATTGTCGGTGTTACGCAGTATCAAGTGAACTATAGATTTAACAATGGTAACTTTATATCTCAAACTGTATCTGCTCCTGATTTTGAAATATTTGATAGTGATGTTGGAACGTATGAATTTCAAGTATTTAGTTATAACGCAGCATTACAAACAAGTGCTACTTCTGCCAATCTAACTTTTGTTGCACAAGGTAAAACTGCATTACCAGCAAATGTCACAGGTTTGACGGCAGAACCTATTAGCGAAAAATTAGTAAGATTACGTTGGAATTTATCTACTGATGTTGATGTTACTCATGGTGGTCGTGTTTTTGTAAGACACTCTCCTATTACGGATGGAAGTGCAACTTTTGAAAATAGTACTGATTTAATTCAAGCGTTAGCTGGTAATACTACAACTGCCGAAGTGCCATATCTTGAAGGAGAATATATTTTAAAGTTTCAAGATGATGGTGGAAGATTATGTGCTGGTGAAACAAGTGTAATTATAGATTTACCTGATAATCAAGCTCCTTTAATTGCATTAACAAGAAGAGAAGATCAAGATAATCCTAAGTTTCAAGGAACAAAAACTAATGTTTCTTTTGATGCTGTAACTAATAGCTTGAATTTAGCTGGTACTGGTTTATTTGATGCTATAGCTAATTTTGATAATGAAGCATCAATAGATGATACGGGGGGCATTTCACCAACTGGCACTTATGAATTTGGTGGTGCTGCTGGTAGTTCTTTCTTAGATTTAGGTGCTGTATTTAGTGTTGATTTCAAACGACATTTTCTTACTGAAGGATTCTTTCCATCTGATTTATTTGATTCAAGAGGTTTGATTGATGATATTACAGATTTTGATGGTACAACAGCACTTGATGTAAATGCAGAAATGCAAATTTCAGTTACACAAGATAATCCTGGATCTGGTTCTCCAACATATACTGCGTTCCAAACTTTTGCAAATGGAACATATAAAGGTAGAGGATTCAAGTTTAAGGCAAATCTTATAAGTAATGACATAGGACAGGATATAAAAGTTTCTCAGCTAGGCTATACAGCATCTTTACAGAGAAGGACAGAACAAGGTAATCTAACAGCAAGCGGAGCAGGAGCAAAGGCTATTACCTTTACCCATCCGTTTTTTGTTGGCACATCTTCTATCCTGGGAGCAAATACTAACTTACCCTCTATTGGTATTAACGCTCAGAATATGGCATCAGGAGATTACTTTGAAGTGTCAAGTGTATCTGGAACAGGTTTTACTGTTCATTTTAAAAATTCATCAAATGCTTCGATTGATAGAAATTTCACTTATCAGGCTGTCGGATTTGGTAAAGGAGGGTAGAATAGGCACAATGTTACTTACTTAAATGGCAGAACACGATTTTGTAATTGATAATGGAACGGGTGCTGCTGTGAGAGCAGACATCAATAATGTTTTACAGGCTATTGCGTCAAATAATAGCAAATCTGGTGCATTAACAACTAACTTTGCGTTCCAATGGCACGTTGATACATCTGATGGAAATTTAAAGATAAGAAATGCAGCAAATAATGGATATGTAACTGTCGGTCCAGTAGCCACTACAAACTTTGGATTAGCACCTCTCACGGGTGGAACTTTTACAGGAAAAGTAACGCATAACTATACGTCTAGTTTGACCATACCATCTGGTACAACGGCTCAGAGAGATGGCAGCCCTGCTGTTGGTATGTTTAGGCATAACTCAACTCTTAATCAGTTTGAAGGATATAACAATGGTGCCTGGGGTGCGATAGGTGGAGGTGCTGGAGCTACGGGAGGTGGCACAGATGAAGTATTTTTTGAATCAGATCAAACTGCAACAACTTCTTACAGTATTACAGCAAATAAAAACGCACATACTGTTAGTCCTACAATTAACTCAGGAGTCACAATAACCGTGCCTTCTGGTGCAATCCTTGTTATCTTATAGTTATGCCAATAGCAATTAACGGGTCAGGTTCAATAACAGGAATTTCAGCAGGGGGTTTGCCTGACGGCTGTGTTACTGCTGATGATTTAGCAAGTGGTGTTGGTGGTAAGATTTTAGCTGTATCAGAGGCACTTAAAAAAGATACATTTAGTACGCAAAGTGAAAGTTTTGTAGATATTACTGGTTTGTCAGTAACAATGACACCAGCTTCTACATCTAGTAAATTTTTAGTAACTTATAATGTTTGTTTTTCTCCAAGAGATCAACATTATTCAGGTGGTATCAGATGCGTAAAAGTAGTTGGTGGCACAACAACAGATGATATTTATGTAGGAAATGCAGCTGGTAATAGAGTAAGATGTTCTAATTTTGCATTTTCAGATAATTCTGCGCCTTCATATGATGCCTTTCAAACTCAATCTGGTTCATTTCTTCATAGTCCAAATACAACAAGTGCAGTAACTTTCAAAATGCAATGTACGTTATTTGGCCCTTATGGTTATGCTAATGATGTGTTTGTTAATAGGACAAATACTTATTCTGATACTACCTACTTTGGTAGTCCTGTTTCTTCAATAACAGTATTGGAGTTATCATCATAATGTTAGATCACAAAGCAATAAGAAAAGCTTATCCTGATGCTGTAACTATTGATGACGGCACAGGTGCTTACGACAAAGATGGTAAATCTGTAACCCTCGAACAAAGCAAGATTGATGCAGCCCGAACTGAATTAAACACAGAGGCAGCTAAAGTAAAATACAAAACCGATAGAACAACCGATGGTTCTATTGTTTACGCTTCTTTTGGAGATCAACTTGATATGTTGTATGCCGATATGCTCGCTGGTAAACTAGATACAACTGGAACGTGGGCTACCCACATAAAAGCGGTAAAAGACGCTAACCCAAAACCTAGTTAATTATGAGCAAAATATCACTCAAACACTCAGGCGGTAATGTTGTTTCACTCAACTCTCCAACTTCCGCACCAACTTCAGCAGATGTAGCATTTAAACTACCAAATGCAGATGGATCGGCTGGTCAGTTTATGAAAACTGATGGATCTGGTAATTTAAGTTTTGATGCAGCAGGGGGAGGTAAAGTTTTAAATTATGATGATGCAACGAAATCAGATACCCAATCAACCTTATCAACAAGTTTTATAGATATTACTGGATTATCTGTTACTTTAACACCAGCATCTGCAACAAGTAAATTTTTAATAATGTATTCAGTATTTGCTGGTGCTGCACAAAATGTTTACTCAGTAACAATTCAATTAGTTAAGGTAGTCGGAGGAACAGCAAGTGATATTCATAGAGGTGATGCTGACGGGAATCGTGGCAGAGTAACAGCACAACATTGGTCTGAACATGCCTCGTATGACCAATTCAATAGTGCAATATTAGCGGGTCAAGTTATTCATGCTCCTAATACAACAAGTGCGGTTACTTTTAAAGTACAGTTCAAAACACATGATGCCAATTACTATGCTTATATAAATCGTATGGAAGCAGATAATGACTCTGTTGGCTATGGAAGAAACGTGTCAAATATTACAGTAATGGAGTTAGGAGCATGAGTTTAGATTTTAAGGCAATATACAAAGCATATCCTAATGTTGTAACTGTTGATGATGGAACAGGTGCATTTGATAAAGATGGTAAGTCTGTAACTCTTGAACAAAGCAAGATAGATGCTGCACGAATTACATTAGATGCCGAGGCTGCTGCGATAGCTTATAAAGGACAACGTAAAGCAGAATATCCTTCTATTGAAGATCAGTTAGATGACATTTATCATAATGGTGTAGCTGGTTGGAAAACTACAATTAAAGCTATTAAAGACAAATATCCAAAACCATGAGTACACTAAAAGTCACTAATGTCGCACACGAAACAAGCACTTTAAATACGCTTGTATTTGATAACGGTGGTGGTTCTGGTAACGGAAGAGTAACCACAAAAGGAACTATTGGAGAAATATCTGCTGTCTCCTACGCTTCTACAATTACTCTAGATTTTAGAACTGCCAATAATTTTTCTACAACACTTACTGGTAATGTTACCTTTGCCAACCCTTCTAATATCTCTGCTGGACAGAGTGGTGTTCTGTTTATAACTCAAGATGGCACAGGAAGTAGAACCGCAGCTTTTGGATCGTATTGGGATTTTAGTGATGGCACAGCACCTACATTATCAACAGGTGCAAACCAGGTAGATGTTATTGCTTGGATAGCACGAACCAATACAAACATAGCTGCACAGTTTATTGGAAACTTTAGCTAATGAGCAGTCTTGGAAGTCCTAATCCTTTCTTCATAGCAGGGAAGAAAGCATACGAAGTACAACGTAGTTTAAGATTTAATGATGCTGATTCAGCTTATTTAAGAAGAGATACTGCTGCTGGCAATAGAAGAAAATTAACTATTTCTTTATGGGTTAAAAGAGCAAAACTTGCATCACAACAAATTTTAGTAAATACAGGTGATGATGGTGGTAATCAAGCTGGATTACAGTTTTTAAGTGGTGACACACTTAATTTTTATACTGGTCCTGCAACTGGTAGTGGATATTCATACTTTCAACTCGCAACCACCGCAGTATTCAGAGATTCTAGTGCTTGGTATCATATTGTTGCGGTTTACGATACAGAAAATTCAACTCAAGCTGACAGAACAAGATTATATGTAAATGGAGTTAGGATAACGTCATTTGGAACAGAACAACAACCTTCGCAAAATTATGACACTTTTTGGAATCAAAATGGTAAAGGAATTGCACTTGGTATTTATGAACCAGATAATTCTAGCTTACCTCTTGGTGGATATATGGCAGAAATTAATTTTGTTGATGGATCTTCTTTAGATCCGTCATATTTTGGGCAGACAGACGCATTAACAGGCCAATGGAATCCTAAGAAATACACAGGAAGTTATGGAACAAATGGATTTTATTTAAATTTTTCTGATAATTCTGGAACGACTGCAACGACACTTGGCAAGGATTCAAGCGGTAATGGCAACAACTTCACACCAAATAATTTTTCAGTAAGTGCTGGTGCTGGTAACGATTCTTTAGAAGATACACCAACTAATAATTTTCCTACTTTAAACCCATTAGCTCCTTTTGGATCAACTGCTCCATCATTATCAAATGGTAATTTGGACTTTACTATGACAAGTAATAATATGTACCCAATGTCTACATTTACAATACCTAAATCAGGTAAATGGTATGCAGAAGTTGTTTTTACAGCAGATAGTATTAGTCAAGCAACTGTTATTGTTTCAAATCCAGTATTACAACAAAATTCTAGTGGTGCTAATAGACATAATGGAATTAATTATTATGGAACAGACATACTTGTTGATAATAGTGGTGTTCAATCTAGTGTAACTGCTGTTGGATTAAATACTACTATAGGAATATGTGTTGATAGAGATGCTGGTACAGTTTTGTTTAAAAATAATAATAGTGATGTCGGAACTGCTGTAAATTTAAGTTCTGTTGCCAATATTGATGATTTAGTGTTTGCTGTTGGTAGAGGTTCATCATCAGGAAGTAATATCACAGGATATTTTAATTTTGGGCAAAGACCATTTACTTACACACCACCAACAGGGTTCGTTTCTTTATGTTCAGCAAACTTACCCGACCCAACAATACTGCTACCTAATAAGCATTTTGATACTTTTTTATATACTGCAACTGGAAATGCAATGTCATTTACTAGTTTAAATTTTCAACCCGATTGGATTTGGCAAAAAAGTACAAATTCAACTTTATCAAGTAATGTGCATTACACAATGGATGCTGTTAGAGGAGGAAATAATGGTTTAGTTGTAAACCTTACTAATGCAGAATTTGCTGGTGCTGACATTACATTCACAAGCAATGGTTATGACATGGGAGCATCTACAGGTGGTCAGGGTAATGGTGCTAGTAATAATTACGTTTCTTGGAATTGGAATGGTGGCGATACAGATGGCAAAACTTATGCAGTTACAGTTGTTTCTGATTCTGGTAATAAATATAGATTTGATGGCTTTGGAACGTCTGCTGTAACTCTTGATCTTGCAGAAGGTGGTACTTATATCTTCGATCAATCTGATAGTTCCAACGCTGGACATCCTTTAAGGTTTTACACAGCAGCAGATAAAACAGGTGGAGAATATACAACAGGAGTGACTACTGCTGGTACACCAGGATCTAGCGGTGCTTATACACAAATTGTTGTAGCTGCTTCTGCTCCTACGCTTTTCTATCAATGCTCTGTACACGCTGGAATGGGAGGTCAAGCTAATACAAACTCAACTCTTGGGTCTAGTAATTTTGATGGAAATGCACAAACAACTGTAAAGGTAAATACAACAGCAGGATTTTCTATAGTTACTTTTACTGATAATTATGCAGCAGGTACAGGTACTTATGGTTTAGGACATGGTTTAGGTGTAAAACCAGCATTTTATGTGGTAAAAAGTAGAAATCATGCTAATGCTTGGTGGACATGGCATCAAGAATATTCAAATCAGGCACAAGGGTATCAATTTTTAAATGCAACTAATGCTTTGGCAAATAGTGTTACTCCTTGGGGAAATTCTGCACCAGATTCTACAAAGTTTTATATAAAAGAAGGAGGTTTCAATTATGTAGATGACACATTTGTAGCCTACTGTTTTAGCGAAGTAGCAGGGTATAGCAAGTTTGGAAAATATACAGGCAACGGAAATGCTGATGGCCCGTTTGTTTTTACCTCATTCAAACCTGCTGTAATAATTTCGAAAAATACCAGTACTGCGGAAGATTGGATTATAAAAGACATAAAACATAGTGGTTATACAACCATGAATGGTAATCCTGTTAATATTGGACTAAGACCAAATACAAATGATGGACATTCTGGTGGTAGTAATTTAGGAGTGGATTTTTTAAGTAATGGTTTTAAATTGAGAGGTCCTGACAATCGTGTAAATAAAAGCGGAGACACATACATTTATTTAGCTTTTGCGAGTTCACCTTTCAAAAATGCAAGGGCAAGGTAGTATATAGATATGGCTTTTTTATTAGACGGAAAACCCTTAGCAGTTGACGTTCCCTTTACTTATGGAGATGTACATTACCCTGCTAATTGGTTAAGACTATCTACTGCACAAGAGAAAAAGGATCTTGGTATTACAGAGGTTGCTGACGCACCAATATTTGACTCACGTTTTTATTATGGTGATGGAACTGCAAAAACTTTATCAGATACAAATGAAGTTGATGAGAATGGCGATCCAGTATTAGATGAAAACGGAGATCAGGTTGTTACTTTAGGTGTTAAATCAATATTAAAAACACAAGAAAAAGAAGCTGCTGGCAGCTTATTGGCTAAATATGATTGGTACGTTGTAAGAAAAGCAGAAAAATCTACAGCAATTCCTACTGCTATTACAACTTATCGTGATGCTATAAGAACTGCGTGTGATACAAGAGAAAAAGAAATTGATGCTTGTTCTGACACAGCAGCTTTAGTTACTCTTTATGGTTCAACAGAAAAAGATGGAGTGTTTACTCCAAACATGACACAATATCCAAAAGATCCTAACGACTAGATTCCTGCATTTGCCTTGTCATTAAGCCCATCGTGACGTAGAGAGGAGATAGACCTATAATTAGTAGTAATACTGCTATGCTCATTACAGACATAGCTTTGATAACTGCAAATTTTACCATGTTTCAAAAAATTGCTAACATTTTGAGTATTGTCTCATTTGTAATGGTAGCCTCCATGAGTGGTGGAACGTACTTTGCATACAAATATGTAACATCAGAACAGTTCAAATCAAGAGTTATGAATGAAATTCTTGATAATGTTTCGGGAATGATGCCTAAAGTATTAGATCAAGGATTACCTAAAGTAACTGGTCCATCCATGCCAATAATTAAATGAACTGCTGGCATTGTAAAACTGAACTAATTTGGGGTGCTGATGCGGATATAGAAGAGGATTTTCAACCTGTTTTATATCAAGAATACTCAATGGTAAGTAACTTTTCCTGTCCTAAATGTGACTCTTATGTAGAAGTATATAAAAGAAGAGATGCCTTCGATTGAAATACCTGATATAAGTATTTCTGAAATATACATTCCAGACGTTCCAGAAATATATAGTCCACACTATATTCAAGTAACTAAACCACCTGAGATTGATGTTCCTGGTTGTACTTATCAGCATCGTGATATAAAAAATACTGGTAATCGTAATTTATTATTAGAAGATCCTAATGGAGTGTTTACTACTTGTGATTTTCCTTTTCCTAGTTTTATACCGCTTGATTATTCTCCAGAAAATTTAGTAATAACAGAAGAAGTTCCTATTGAAAACGAACCACCTCCATTACCAGAGACAGAGCAGCCAAAGATTCCTCCACCACCTAACCCTCCCCCACCAGATTTCCCTCCCTGTCCTGGAAAAAATGACCAAAGAGTAGGAGACTTTCGTAACGATAAAAAGCTAGAGCGTGTTATTGGACATGAAAGAGGGCAAGATGGGAGTGAATGTATAACTCTTTATGAAACAGTTGAGTGGAAAGAACAATACATTCCATCTGCTCCTCAGTTTGTTGGGGTCTTTAGCCTTGCTTTGGTTGGTGCTTCTGCTCCATTGGTACTTCAGCTTGTACGGCCAATAGTTAAACAAGTCGTGACAAAGTTAACTAAGAAGAAAAAAAATAAGTAGAATAGTATTAGACAAGTGGATACCCGTAGCTTGTCTATAGCAACCAGACCCATTATCAAACCGTTAAATCGGTTACTGCTCTGTTGGAGCGTCAGTTGCTCTTAATTTTGTGAGTATGTGGGATAACTTGATTTGGTGGAATATTAACAACAATATCTTCACAGGTAACAGCACTAGGAGTATTAGGTTTGAAGGTAACACCTAATTTCGCTTGCTTTGCACATTGCTCTAAACGATATAAGCTGATTTCCATTTTAGTTTTCTTTATCAATAGTTTTTGAGCTTCTATATTTACCATTGTTGCTTCATGGCAAAGAGCAGGAGATTTTCCTAGTGGAATGTTTATCTGAGCAGAGATACCATAGTTCAAATTGTAATTATCTTTTTCAAATCTAGGAGTCTCTTGAACATATTTTATCTCTCCAGTATTTTCGTCATATATGTTTTGCCTAGTGACCTGTTCTATTGGTCTGTTAAATGACCAAGCATCTGTTACATAAGGAGTGATTGTTAGGCTAGGAGAAGCACAAACTATGCCCTGACTCATTCTGAAAGAAGGCATTGCTGATGGAGTTATCATTGTTGCATTATTATTTACAACACCTTGAGCATTAGAGCTAGGACTTGCAACTGTAGTATTAGCCAAAACCCTTGCAGGGCAAAGGATTAGAGCTATTGCCCAAATGTAGTTGTAGTTTCTGTTGTCGTGCTTGAATTTATTGTTCTTGTTATCGTAGTTACTGTGTCTAACCCTGGTGTAATTAGAGTTTCTTGAAGAGAAAAAGCTGATCCTGGAGTTACCACTTTCCATCTTGGAACTGCCTCTAAGTTTGGTGAAGTCCAACTAAAACTTACTCCTCCAACTGTCTGTTCTGTAAGAGTTGTAGCTGTAGGGTTGATATATCCATTAAGATCGGAACTTTCAATATTATGCCCTGATGCGGAATAGGAATATCCTGTCCGATATTGATGGCTCGTGATAGTTTCATTTATTACTGATTCAGAAGTACTTGAAGTTTGGCTCGTACCTGAACGAAATTGTGGAACGATAGGCACAGCAAGGGTTCTTATAGGTAATAATAGTAAAACTAACCAGTAAAGTCTAGTCAATCGTAATAGTAACTTTAGTAGATCCTATGCAAGATGTACCCGATCCACCTGCGGTACAGGTATGGACTCCAGAACTCAATGACGTTAAAGCGAGAGATCCAGCAGTACCGCCTGATCCAATAGTAGTCTGACCACCTAATACTGGTAATGCTGCAATACCCGAACTAGGGGTGACGGTAGATGGTGTAGCGTCACCCATAATTACGGATTCTGTTTTGCTGAAAGCAGATCCCGATGTTGTTACTGTAGTATCTGTTTGAATCATCGCTGGAACGCCATCAGTTAACGATCCAATATTGATCCCACCAATTTTTCCTGCTGTTGTGGTATCTCCTACAGTTACAGATGGTGTAATATTATTTCCGCTAAGACTATATGTAGTTCCTACCTTATTGGTAACAACATAGGGCATATCAACTGTGATTTGGGCAGAAGTTACAAACTCTTGCTTTATATCAGCAAAAGCAGCAGATGGTAAGAATAGAAGTAAAGCAAATAATTTTTTCATTTGATTCCTACTTTATTGTTCTTATTATCTACTATAACTGATTTTTTTCCGTTGCCATTCTTACCCTTTACAGCTATTCCATAAGAACTTGCGATATTTCCCACAAGGCCAGCAGCGAAAGTGTCGAGTCTGATTCTTTCCATATATCCAAGAGTCATAACTGACAAAGCCCAACAAAGGATAATAAATCGGATTGCGTGTCCAAAATAATCCCGACTTTCTTTCTCTTCTTCTTCCATAAAAGTAAAGATTCTTGTCTAATACTAGCATTTTAGCTATGTTTGGAAAGTAACACATATTTATTCCATGTATAA